AGAACGATTTACTTGGTTAGGATTAGGATAGTGGCAAATATATATAAAAACGATAAAGTAAGTTTAACAACCACAGATGTTACGACGCTATACACAGTGCCATCTAACTCGAGAGCTATTGTTAAATCACTTTTAGTTGCAGAAGATGCAGCTGGATCCGCAGCGGTTAAAGTAACATTAACGAATGCAGCAGGCACAGCTTTTGTAGTAGATAATGATGTCACTTTAACATCGGGTCAAAAAGAACAAGTATTAAGTGAGCCTTTAATTATGTTAGAAAGTGAGATATTGAAGGTACAAGCAACTAGTGGTAATGTAGATGTTATTGCATCTATACTAGAAATTAACAGGGAGGATAGATAATGCCGTTTGTAGAAACAGAAGCCTCAGTTAGGTATGAGACAATCAATGGCAAAAGAGTGCCAGTAATCACACCAAAAACAGAGGTTACATTAACTAATACAGTGACAGGTCAGGAGTATATGTCTGACGCAGAAGCTATGGCTGATGTGCAGAATCCAAGCACAGACACTAAGTCCGAACATATCAGAAGAGACGTAAATGTAACTGTAGAAGAGATAAAAATAGGCGCTGGCTTTAATATCAGCGATTGATTATTAGTAAAAAAGCAAGTAAATTAAGAAACCATGGGCATATTAAGAAAAGCAAAAAGAGCAGTTAAGAAAATTACCAAACCAATATCAAGAGTATTAGATAAGGTTGTACCTAATGAGATAAAACCTTTCTTACCCTTTGCAGCGGCAGCTGCACCTTTTTTAATTACAAGTGGATTGGGAGGCACTACCCTTGGACAACAAATGTTTAGAAGAGGTTTATTATTTGGTGGTACAAATTTATTATCGCAATTAGCACAAGAAGGTAGTGAAGGAGAATTTTCAGGCATATCTGCACTATTAGCGGGTGGAACCGGTGCACTTACTGCACCAGGTGGACTTGTTACTGTCCCAGGAGCGGATGCTGGTCTTACTGAAACTATAACACAAACACCGGCTGAATTTTTTAAAACAGCAGCTGGAGGTGAAACAGGTCTTAAAGAATTTGGTCTTAAAGCTTTAGAAAAAACAGCAGGAGGTTTTCAATCCACAGGAGAGGTTTTAAGAGATCCATTTAGTGCTAGTTTAAAAGAGGTAAGTAAGGCAGCGATAATACCAGGTTCACAAGGTGCAATAGATTTAGGTATAGCTACAGCCAGAAAAGCTTTACAAGATTATGAAAGAGACCTAGCAGATTATGAAAGAGAAACAGGTATGGCACAAATAGCTGATGATAATGCTAGAAGAACAGCGATTAGAGCTGCTATGATTGCAGGTAATCACTCTGAAGACGTTATTAGTGAAACATTAGCACTATTAGGATTAAAGGATGGTGGTGTTGTAAAAATGAAAGATGGTGGTATAATGAATCTTGGCGGTAAAGAAATGGATCTACGAGGTGGTGGATTCGTGCCAATAGGTAAAAAAGAGAGAGCGGACGACGTCCCTGCAAGATTAAGCAAAAACGAATTTGTAATGACAGCCGATGCTGTAAGAG